AGAAATTATTTTTTTGGTGATAGTGAAAAATGATAGTGAGGAGGAGGAGGCGTCCTTATGAGGAGCGTTTGTGTGTGTCCTTATGAGGAGGCGTCCCTATCTGTCCGTAGGTACTTGACTTAGTACGTGCAATAGCGTAAACTGGAGTTTGTCGATAGAGATATCGACGAACCAATTTCTAACAATGTTAGAAATTGGGGATACTACATATTGGATACAACAAAGGGAGAAACACTGTGTCCTATCTAGATGTAAACAACATAACTGCTGACGTGACAGACGCTCAGTTGCAGGCGTCTTACGATGCTCACGTCAACACTCTCAAGGGCTTGGTGCCAGAGCTTATTCGGTATGCCGAGTGGGATTTCAACGAGGAAGCAGCACGGGCGGCCAAGGCTGTATGCGAAGATCTTCAGAAGGTCTTGGATGCGATTGCTCGGCGCTGGTTGTCGATTGGTTATCATCGTCAGGACTTCGCTACGGATGTCTTGAAAGACATGGTTCGTGCTCAAGAGACTGCGTTTAGCAGGTCTAGCCATCTGGATGTCGGCTGATGTTTGATCTGTTGGAGAAAGTTTTACCTATTCCTGAGTACCCAGGGCTGTACTACTTCATCTGCATTGCCATGTTTGTGCGTGGTTGTGTGTTGATCAGTGAGTGGTATTGGGCAAGAGAGCGTGCTCGGGGTCCCGTGTATTGGCAGGCGTTACTGGATTCAGAATTTAAGCATCTATGCGTTAATTGCCGTTTGCCGATTGTTAGTGCTGAGGGTGTCTGGGTTGATAGTTCTGGTGGTGATGTCTGTTGTGCCGATGTCTTTACTGAGTCGAATACTGACGGTACGCATCAGAAAGATGTACTAGGAGGTACAAATGTTGAAATTTGACGAAGAAATATGTGAGATCTGTGGCGGCTTCGGTGACTGTGCCGATGGCGACTGCGACGACAAGCTGGGTCAGGTCATCTTAGGTCCGACCCAGAAGTTTGAGATAGACAAACATCAACTAGCTCACATACTTGAGATTCTTTGGTATCTGAGGGAGAACAATGACCTGAATCGAGCAGATAAGGCTCTGCATCGAGGGCTGTCAGAAATTTTTTGGAAAGGTGTTGAGAAGAAATGACTGAAACGTTTAAGGCTCGTGCTCGTTGTCGTGGTAAATGCGGTAACGACTATTTCACTTCAGTAACCGAAGACGATGTATGGAAGTGGGTCAACGGTTCTTTAATTCAAGATGTATGGCCTGATAAGACTGCTGATGAACGGGAGATCATCATGCAGTCTCAGCTTGTGAGGTTGTTGGATCGGCCTGCTGGGTATTCGTTTTATATGTGTCCTCCGTGTGGGGATGAATTGTTTGGAGAAGATAATGAAATGTCCTAGGTGTCAACTGTCTGACCTTGCCGAGGTGCAAGCTCAGAATGCCCTGAGTCGTGTGGGTACAGGTTTGTATGTCTGTAGCCCTTGCGGTGAGGATGAAGCTGTCCGTGATTTCTTCGACGGGTTCCGTCGGCTGCAACGTCACGAGTGGCCTGTCCGTACCCGTTACACATTCCAATCCCTACTGTCAACGAGTCGTTGACTTAGGCAAGTACAGGGCATATACTTATGTCGAGGTGCAAATAGGGTCAGTGCCCTATTTCTAACAGCGTTAGAAACAAGTTCTCATACACATCATCAACAGGGAGGTTAAGTATGAGCGTCATATCCCCGACTCCATACGGTGGAGGTGAATACGGCATGATCGAGTCCGAGCATAGGTTCGGTAGTCGAATGAATGCTGTGGATGCCGCTATCGACAACGGAGTCCTATTCAAAGTCCACTCAATGCCAATAGAGATAAATGGTCAAATACCTGAGGTGAAGAGTGGCAAATACAAAGGTGAACCTGAGAGAAAAGTCTTGTACAGGCAGGACAATGATTGGGAAGATCCCATGATTCTCAATGTGGTTCCACCTCAGCATCCCGAGTCCAACCACCAACAGTGGATTGAGACAGTGGAAGCTGCTTTCCCTAACTCATGCACAGCTATGCGTTCGCTGGATAATGGCAAGCGATTCATGGCAATCTTCGAGCTAGGAGATGTATACAACATAGCTAGCCCCGATTATCCAGACTGGTTGCAGTCGAATCTCCTTATAGGTGGTTCTTTGGATGGGACATGGCCTACGTTTATGTCTTCATTCGTTGGGCGTCTTTTCTGTAGCAACCAATGCACAGCGGAGAACACCAAGATAAAGCTGCGTAGAACCACGAACCACGATCAGATTCTGTTGGATCGTAGTCTCGTGCTTGCCAAGGCAGGGGAACATGCGGAGATGTTTAACCGTATGGCTAGCGCTATGCGTCGGATACCGTTCACTGAGGCTCAATATAAGAGCTTTCTTCGTACCTTTCTGCCTGAGCCGACTGCTCCTGAGGGTGAAGAGGTGAGCACTCGGACCATGAATGCGTGGGAAGAGAAAATGAAAGCTGTGACGTATTACTGGCAGGTGGAGGACGATGGTCCTGCGGCTGGTACTGCGTGGGCTGCGTGGAATGCTATTCAATCTGCGGAGACACACGACTTCACTCGCTCTTCTAGTACTGATCTGCAGATAAGGAAGCAGGTGGATCAGATTAGGGATAACGACACTCCGCTCACTCATAGGATGCGTGAGCTAGTCGGAGTTTGAGCGCCCCGTCAGGTACAAAGCAACTGTGTCAGTAACAAGTTGACATAAGTAATGCTTTGTGCTTGACTGATGTTCTCAAACATCAATAGCCAAACAAGGGAGAAACCAATGGCTGAATTAGAAATTACAGGGCTAGCAGAAATCGATGACGACGGACTGTTCGATGTAATCGAACACAAAGTCGATAACGCAATCGAAGAGTATTGCCAGAACATGGATTTCAGCGATGAGATGTCCGACTGCATTAGCAGCTACTACTACTGGGACAATATCTTCGAGAGTCATATTCCTCGGCTGCTTACCGACTGGGGATATGTGAGCCAGGAACAACTGGAGGCCACAGTAGAACGCCAAGTCCAAGAGGCAATGAAAGCTACGCAGCCTAAGGATGAGCGAACTGATGACATTATCGAGATCCTTAAGACTGTCAGCAGTCTCCTGAGTGAGTTGTTGGGCAGGCTGGAATCGTGATTGTCAACGTTGGGTTGCCACGCTTAAGTAGTGACCGCAAAGTTGCGCCTCTGGTCAGGAAGAAAGGCAAGGGAGTCAATGATGGAACCCCGAAGGTCAAGAACACCTTCGGGCTTCCTGCCCTTGTCTCCTGCCCAGGGCACACGGAGTGGTGCGCCGAAGCTTGTTATGCGTTGGCACTCCAGAACTTTCCAGGCGTCCGTAACTTGGTCCAAGAGAACTGGGAAATAGTATCCCCACATCTCAACGACACAGACACACTGCACGCCATGCTCAGTGCCATGCTCAGTGAATGCTCTATCGAGTACGTCCGAGCAGGCATACCGCAAGACGAGTGGGTGTTCCGCCACTTCTGGGACGGTGACATTCCCTCTGCTGCGTTCGCCCAAGCAATCAGACGAGTAGCTGAAGACTTCCCCGAGTTTCAGTTCTGGTTGTATACGAGAACCTTTAAGGCAGTCCCTCTGCTCATGGGGGTCAGCAATCTAGCTGTCTACCTATCGATAGATAAAGACAACGTGCTAGATGCAGTCCGAGTAGAGAAAGCTTTACTGTCCGAACCCATGCTGGCATTCTGTGCCGACACTTGGGAAGAGACTGAAGAGTTAGCTGCCAAGTTCCCACACCGACGCAAGGGACCTAAGTGTCCTGAGCTAACAGGTAAAACCCCGATGGTCGTTTGGGACGACGACGGGGTGTTCGGTCGTGGTGCATGTGTCGAATGTGGCATGTGTATCTACGGTCGTAACAATGTTCGTTTTGCTTCTACCAATAGAAAGGGAGAGTGATGAAGCATGTTATCCACGTTCACCAACAGAAAATTAAGAAGGGTGAACCTGCCATTATTGATCGTACTTATAAAGGCTCTACTCATCACCGTAGGGTCTTTATAGACGGGCCTTGTTACATCGTTCAGCCTGATGAGCCTGACCGCTGTGGTGCTCGTGTCTGGATAGAGACAGAAGCAGAGACATACTATGGGTGACTCTGCGTATACAGATCTGGAACGCTCGGCGTATGCGTTTGCTTTGTTCACCGTCCTGATCTTGGACGAGTTGAAACAGCAATACCTAGAAGACCGAGACAGTTTCCTAGACTTCATCCCAAGCATTGATGTCATAACTGATCGGGCTATCCAGTATCAGTTGGAGATGCTTGTCGAAGATCCTGGGATCGACTTCGATGAGATAGCCGAATGAATATTTGGCTAGCTATCTGGGCGATACTGGACTTCGCTTCAGTGAATCATGAACCACCTAACCCTGAGATCCCTGAGGTTGTGTGCGAATACTTCCAAGAGGATTGTGTTCGTGCCCTCGGGGTGGCCTGGTGTGAGTCATTGCATAACCCTCGTGCTTATAACGGGGTAGATCATGGCTTGTTCCAGATCAATGAGCATTACTGGGGTGATGTCTTTGAGAAACATTGGCATAAACGTTATGAGATTGTTCAGTCAACATGGATGGCTCACTACATACATGAGAACACTCGTGGAGCCTGGGCTTTGTGGACTTGTGGGAGGTACAAGTGAAACCTAGACAGGGCAGAGGGAATTGTTGGGCTGTTCTGCCTGACGGCAGTCAATGCCCAAGAGAGCGCCGCACCCTTGTTTCTTATGACGGACCTGGGTCTAAAGATGGAAAGATTGCTCTCTGTCATGGACACAGGAGGCATTTGGTAAAGTACGGGTCACCTCGTACTGATATTCCTATCAGGTTGCTGTCATCTCTTACCTTTGAGGAACGAGTAGAGGTTTACTTGAATCCTGCTTTTGGTCATGTCAAGTTTGGTGACATTGTTCGTGATGACGGAACAGTTTGTATCCTTTGGCAAGGCTTCACACAGAATGGTGGATACGGTGCTGTCAACAGCAAGATAATTGCTGAACGAGTTGGCACAAGCCGCAACGCCTTGACACATCGTATGGTGTGGGTTTACAATAATGGTCCTATTCCAGAAGGACTACAAGTACACCACGATTGCCACGAGAAAAGATGCTGCAACATCAGGCATCTAGAACTAGTTACCGCTGATGCAAACTCACTCGAAGCGAGTACGCATTCAGTTGTCGTTCACCGATTAGAACAAGAAATAAAAGCTCTAAAGGAGGAGATAGATGAGTTACATCGAAGGTAACCACATCCGTTGGGACTCAACAGACTTCAAGAAACACGGCTACATCGCAACGTATGCAATAGGCGGCTGTCGATGTGCTAAATGCAAACAAGGATGGGAGGCTTGGAACCCAAACGAAAGAAAAACCAGTTACACACACCTATTAAAAGAAGGGAAACCCCGTGGAAAATATCGACGGAGATCTACTACTTGAACTAATGGATGAAACTCATGATGTCATCCATTCTGACCGCAAACTTGCAGTGCTGCTTCTCGAACGAGCAGAACGACTCGAAGCGAAGATGCACGCATTTTTGCACGATGCAAACAACCAAGAAGACGCCGAAGTCATACCCCTCAGGGATACTGATGGCGACAAATAGAACAAGGAGACACGGATACAACTGTGCAGGAAAACCATCTGCTTCCCACTACGGGAATGGTTGCCGTTGTCTAGGATGTCGTTCCGCTTGGAACCAATACAGCAAGGAGCAAACAGAGAAGAAACGTGGACCTAGAAGAGAAAAAAGTGCGCCCCTCCACGATGCGTACACAAGAGAACAAATACTGGAGGCTAGAGCCAATGAATCCCTCTAAGTATGAGATAAAGGGAGCCGTAGTTCCTTTGGGAGCAGGCTTAAGAAAATCAGGTTATGTAGTTATACAAGACGGGCATTACAAAGAGTTCTTTGAAACCTTTGAGGCTGCTCAACAAGCTGCAAAAACCTACGAAGATAACGACAGCAACAAGGAGTGCTGCGAATGACCTACTCACTTAACAAACTTCACGAAACACTTAAGAGTTATGGGGATACATGCGAGCCTTTAGTTGCTTTGAAACAGTTGGATCAAATTGATTATGAGATTCGGCAACAGTTAAAGCTGACAAGTTATATGCGTAGACATGCGCTGTTAGATGCTGTCCACGCTGAGGGTAACCAAGCACGAGTTGGACGTGAGATTGGGTTATCTAGACAAAGAACACATGACATGGTTGAACGTGCACAATTTGAACGTTTACACAAGGTCAAGCCTCCTTTGGGAGAAGGGGCTGTTTGACTTAAATTGTATCCATGTTAAAATGGGGGGAACCCCCAAAAGGGTTCCCCCCATTTGAAGCAATGGGGAATTTCTATTTCTAACATTGTTAGAAATGGAGAAGTCACTAGGTTGGGTCGCCTCGTTTCTCCCTGCGAGGCGGCCCCACCGAACAGGGAGAAAAATGATTGAGATTAGGTTACGGCAGAGTTGGATTAATACGTTCCTTCGCTGCCCTGAACAAGCAAGACAAGAACGTTTGGGACTTGTATCCCAAAAAGAATCATCGGATTTCCTTCGGGGAAATGCTGTTCATACAGCGATTGAGTATGCAGGACGTTTGATGATGGCAGGGATGGAGCGCCCATCTCTGGATGAGATTTTGGAAGTAGCAGAGGAATTTATTGTTTCGTATTCTCCAGAGGTTGAGGTGTGGAGAGATGATTACGAACCCATTGTTGATGTGGTTCGCGCCAACCTCGCTATTTGGTATGAAGAACTTTTCCCTCTTCTTGATCCTGAAGCAGTTGAGATTCCCTTTGAGCGAGAGCTTGGGAGAAGGGACAACATCAAGCTGGTGTTGACTGGGACTGTTGACTGGGTAGATAAGTCTGGTGTGCTGTGGGATTGGAAGAACCCTGGCAGGGAGTATCAGCCTTGGGAGAAGAAGCGTTGGGATATACAATCCCATGCTTATAGTTGGGCGTTGGATGCAACGCATTTCAACTTTGGTGTGATGCATGGGGGAAAGCTTCAGATAATTGAGATCGAAAGAACAGAGCAACATAAGAATGCTTTTGTTGACTTGTGCTGGTCTATGGTGCCGACAATCATGTCGGACGCTGAGACTTGGCCGCAGAACTGGGAGGGCTGGCATTGCTCTCCTATATGGTGTCCTGTCTGGCAGGCAGGCAAATGCCGAGGTGCTCACCTCGGAGACAATCCCTGGTAGGGAGAAAGGTAAAAGATGACTGACACAGCGAAAGTGACAGTTAGCTTCACGCAGAAAGTAAGTGAAGCTCCATATGAAACAGCGGACTACTCGCTCTCTATTGAGCGCAGTGTTCCCGAATCAATGGGAGATGATGGCATTCTTGCCGAGGCGTCTTCTATGTTTGAGCAAGTTAAGAGTGAGGTCCTGAAACAATCAGGTCAGGAAATAGATTTAACTCCTGACGGGGTTGTGATGCGACGCCTGAAAAGCGGCGTTTCCAGGGCTTCTAGTGGTCAAAGCGCCGCCCCCTCGGAGGCGAATGCCAGTGTCCCTGCAGCGTCAGGACCTACGGCAGCATCCGTAGCTGCTGCTCCTGCTCCTGGGCAGGCTGCACCAGCAGGCGGCAAGATAAGTGGCCGCACATATAAGCGGACTGAGTTCTGCACTGGTAAAGGTGCTGACGAACGCCAAGCTGCTTTCAACTTGCTTGCTTTCCATCCCAATGAATGGGATACGAGTGACGGAAACACCATGAAGGTGTACGAAGTCAAGGAATATGCTGATGGAACCACTGACAAAACGAAGACAGGAAAGAACTTTCCGAACTTCTCAGTCAGCAAGGAAGCATTGGCTCACATCGGAGTTATCACATCCCGTGATGTCGGTATCTGGGTCAACGACGGAGACAGCAATGTTCCGTTGAAGGTCTGGAACCAAGCAGTGGGAGAATCCCCAGACGAAGCAATCGAATGGGATTGGTTGACCCGACGAAACGAACTCCAAGAGTTCGCATATAAGGGCAACTAATGAGTGAGGGTGACGAAGCTGTCGCCCTCACCGCCGAGGAGATCGATGCCCGTTTATCGGGTATCGATCTCCCCGAGGGAGAGCCACAGTACAAATTTTTTAAGCCCACATCCGAGGCAGTAGACCGTTGGGTCGAATACGCCAAAGGAAGCCACGACTGCTTCCATCTCGGACTACAAGATATAGATAGCCGCATGCGAGGAGTGTGGCCGAGCGATGTGCTTGTCGTAACAGGCAGAGCACACAGCGGCAAATCCGCAGTGCTTCTATCTTCAATGGCACGCAACCTACTTGAAGACCCCGACTTCTACGGAGTGGTCTATACTCCTGATGAACCCGAGATCTTGGTTGTATCCAAACTTTATGCGCTCCTATATCAACGAAATCTTGCTGAAGTGGAAGAAGCTCTTCGGACGCAAGACGAAACTGTTCTAAACGAAATCCAAGAAGCCAAGTACGGTTTCTTGGATCGAATAAAAATCTTCCCCAACGCTCTCTCCTTTAACGACATGAGTAATGCGATGAGGGAATGCGAAGACTACTGGCAGCATAAGCCACGCTTCGTAATGGTTGACTTCCTTGAACAGCTTCCTGGCGCATCAGGATACGAAGGAGTATCCACAGTCTTAAAGGGATTGAAGGAATGGGCAGAAACAGAGAACCTGCCCGTCGGACTGGTCCACCAGTCAGGCAAAGCTTCAACTCGTGGGACATCCAGAGGCATGGACGACGGCAAATTCAATGCCGATGAATACGCCATCCTCCAACTAAACGTTTTCAGACGTAGGGACGACCCCAAACTTTCCGACTCTGAACGACGCATCCACTCAGTGTCCGTATCGTTAGATCTTTGCAAGAACAAGAGGCCACCATGTCAAGTGACAGACCCACCTATCGACTATTACATGGACCCGAACTGTGGACTTGTGAGAGAATATTACGAAAGCGATATTCCTGGGGATGACCGATGGGTGGAATAACTCTCGAAAGGTTTGCGGCCCTCCATCAAGGAGGGGCGTTAGCTGACGTAACTAGCTGGGTACATCCCTTAGAAGAAGACGGCAACGTCGCACTCGGATACGGAGAAGAGTATCTACAGCACATCGAAACTCATTTGAATGGAGATGTAGCTCTCGGTGTGTATCCGCTGTGGCAACGCAATGGTGTGTGGATGGTCAACTGGTGTGCAGTTGACCTAGACGATGGGGAAAACTCCAGTATCCACGCAGACAACCTGATCTCTTTGCTAGAGAAAACCAATATAAAGAGTTGGAAAGAAACATCAAAGAGCAAGGGATACCACGTTTGGGTGTACCTATCTGAACCTATCGCTGCAAATGTTGCACGCAAAGGTCTAACTGGTGCCTGCCGTGTAGTGGATGTACCAACTAAAGAGGTGTATCCGAAACAGACCTCACTGAACGAAGGCGCTCTGGGTAATTGCTTGCGCTTACCTTACCCAGAGGGCCGTAACCCTGGTCGCCATGAAGTTTACGACCCATCTAAAACAGATTCTTTCTTCTCCCTTGAAGAATTTGTTGACGCTGCATGGGCTAACCGAACTTCGCCAGGGTTACTTCGCTCGTTGCTTCGCTTCTACGAAGCAACAGAACCTAAAGCCCCCCAGTACAAACCTGGACATAGAGAAGATGGGGACTTTAAGGGCAATGCAAGGACGATCTGGGAACAAACCGAGTTCTCAGATCGTTCCGAAGCGATGTACGCTTTCGCTAGTAGCCTTCTTTGGCAAGATTATTCTGCTGATGCAGCCCTTGACTGGTTGAGAAAGCTAGATGAAAGACTGGGAAAGTTTGTTGACCGAGCAGACAGAGAGAAACAACTAGAAAACATTGTTTCTAAGGCTTCACAAACAACGAGGTACCATGCGTAAACGCTCATATAAGTTCACTGTTCCAGGGAAACCCAAGGTAAAGGGCCGCCCACGATTCGCTCGTGGGAGAACGTATACCCCTAAGTCCACACTGGAACACGAAGAACACATAAGAAACCATTATGACGGCCCCAAGTTTGAGGGACCGATCTCTATTAGCTGTGTGTTCACATCTAAACGAACACAAATAACTATCTCTGAGCTTGATGACAGCGAAACAAAGCTACGAGGGGATACAACAAATTATCTGAAAGCAGTAGAAGATGCCTTAAACGGCATCGCCTACGACGACGACATCATGGTCTATCGAATAGTTGGGAGAAAAAAATGATGGCACCAGAGTTCCATAAACGTTCCTACGAGGAACGTTATAAAGATATGGGTGAAGAAGCTGAAGGCGAGTTCGAGAAACGAGAACGGAATTGGGAACGGTTCGGTTTTAACCGACCCGATGGCTTTGAGCTTTACCAAATACCTTTAACTTTCGCAGCTACACCTGACTACATACAAGTATCTAACAGCGGATTTCCCCGACTGGTTGAGGTAATGGGAATGGGTCACGACGAAAAATGGAAAGTTAAGTTCAACAAAATTCGTGCGCTACAATGGTGGGACACATCTGAGTTAGATGTGTGGTTTTGGATTTGGTCACGGTCACGCCAAACCTATGCAGATTTGAGTTATAAAGAACTAATGAAGATCATCAACACAGAAGATGTTCCAGTAGGCAACTTCGATAATGACAAACTTTTCTTTTCTATAGATTCAAAGTTCCTGCATTGGGCAGGTGGATGAGGAGAGTGAGGGAGCAAAGCTCTTTGACGCTCTTAGGAAAGCGAACTTTCCTTCGCTACAACCGCAACGCCCGTGGACAAATATAACCAGTCAACCTAAAAGTGGTCACTGGGGAGAAACAAACAGGGCAGCTAGGAAAGAAGTCCTTTACAGGCCAACGCCTGCAACAGAAATACAAAGCTTGATGGAAACGGAACCTTTCGAGGTTCCGTTTCGGTCTATAGAAGAACGAGAAGAACATCAAGAAGATCTCATTCTCGCAGTACATGAAACATTTATGAGGCTCACAGAAGACGAGCAGTGGCTTTACCACATGCTTGTTGATGTGGGCCTCTCTTTGCGTTTTGTAGCCATAATTTTGGACACACCGAAAACAACTATGGCTAGACGCAGAGATGATTTAGCACAAAAACTGCGTACTACTTTGCTTCAGCAGCCAGCAGTACAAGAATATTTGAATCGAGATATCTAAAGCTCTTCAATGTTTGTCATACACGCCTGAAGAAAACCACTGAAACCCTGCAACCAATGCATCAAAGTTGCTAAAGCAACAAGGTTGCCATCCTCAGCTTCTTCCCAAGCATTCAGAATTGAATCAACCTCTTCAATATCGAATGTTAAAAGAACCCCTAATGTTCCATTCACCCACTGAGCATGAGTCCCATCATCGATATCCAACAAACCTTTGCTTGCCAACAAAGTCTGATGAATCTCATCCTCAATAGCTAAACCCTCTTCGGCCATCCAGTTGGCCCAAAGGTCATCAAAGGGTTCTTCAGCCACGGCTTACCGCCCGAGGCGTGCCTTAGCTAAGGTCTTCAACGCTGCGATAGCTGCAGCAGCAAACGCTGTAGCCGCAGCTTTAAGACTTGATACATCAGTAACGACGACCACAGCAAGCGCAGACTCAACGCCTGTCCAAACCGAGCGTTCAATCCAATCACTCCAAGAAAACTTTGACTTCGCTGTTTCTTCTGTCACTTCTTACCTTTCTTACTGCGCTCCGCTTTATCGTAAGCAATCGCTGCAGCTTGATTCCTGCCGTATCCCTCAGCTATCAGCTTCCCAATATTCTGAGAAATAACAGCATCGGAACTACCCGACTTTAAGGGCATCTCTAATACTTACTAGGACGACGAGCCGTTTTACGGCTCTTCTTAGGTTTTTTGTAACCTGACTTAGGCGCTGGTTTCTTCATTTCCCGAACGGACGACCGCCCTGGTTCTGGTTACCCAGCCCAGTTGAACGAAGATACGCAGCATCAGCCTTAGCTTTAGCTGCCATATCAGCCATGTTGTCCACAGATGACGAATCATATGGCTGTTCATCGGAATCACCGAACGTATCAGCAAACGATCCGTAACCTTTTCCTTTAGGCATCTTATGACCTCCTATAGAGTGTTGAGAGTGGCCCATTAACTAAATAACACATCCCAAGTTCTGGCACCAACTATGCCATCGACCTTGAGAAAAGAACAGTATTTAACCTGGAACATCTTCACCGCACGTTTCGTGTTGTATCCAAATATCCCATCGATACCCCCAGGCTCATACCCAAGGTCCTTCAAACGCTCCTGAACGACCCTCACAGCCTCTCCACGGCTACGCCTGCGCTTAGATAGCGGACTATGGGATACAATCGCTTTCAGGCCCTCCAAATGAGCGTTGATTCCGTCCCAATCGACTTTGTTGGGATCTCCAAGTGGCGACGGCATCCCTGACTTCAGCCAGTTGTACAACCAATTCCCAGGGCACGTAGAGTTCCCTAAATCTCGATGCCCTTTGACCCACAGTTTCCCTCCGTAACGACTATTTATGTCATTAACTAGCCATTTAATAGATTCCAAAGCAGCTTGAGGAGCTTCTATCTCTCCCCAACCCGTAAAACAAATCGACTCAGTACGAGAATTCCAACCCTTAGTAGCACCAGAAATGACACCAGGCCCACGCCCTGCATAAATAACTCCCTCTTCGTCAACCAACCAGTTATAAGCAATAGCGTTCCAGCCCCGAGAATCCATATGGAAACGCTCATAAGCTTTCAAAGCAGCTAAACCCTTAGGCCCATCCTTCACACCACTGTGATGAAGAACAATGCCCTGCACTCGGGCAGGCTTCAAAGTACTAAACGGTTTCTTGGGAGGGCGAGCATCCCACCCATCCCGAGAAATAATTGTTTTCTCAGACATACCTAAATCCTAGACTCTACGGAACTCTATATCTTTCTTATTGCGGAGAGTCTCAGCGATCTCCTGAGTCCGCCTTAACCATTCTCCTCGTTTCGAGGAAGGAGTATTAACTCGAAGCCCAGCACCAAGCATCGTAGAAAGATAAGTAGTAACAAGTCTTTCCTGTTTCCCTCGCTCATTGGGGAACAAACGCCGCAACTTACCAAGAACAGGATGGAACTGATCTAACCAATAAATAGTTTTATCAGTTGTTTTCCAGTCACCTTTACGGTTCTTAGACGCATACCCTAAAGCACCAAGCGCTGGCATAAGACCAGGAATCTTGTCGTAAACAGGAGGAACCTGTTGATACCTGCCCGTAAACGGAATGTCTTGGAAGAATCGTTTCTCAAACTTCATCTCTATAGGAAGTTTGTATAAAGGAAATGCACTTTCCACAACAGGTCGCCACGGTGCTTTATCAGTTAAAGCTTTAGACCATTTAGCAAGATCACGGAACGGCAAATCAGGCAACGCATAAGCTCTATTCCCCCCAGCGGTAAACGGTAAACGCATGCCCATGTTTTCCGCAAACCAACTAGGAACCATTCCCTCTTCAGGAGAATGCCGCTCAAGATTCATTTTAACTTGCCCTATTCGACCCCAAGCCGTTGGTTTCTTACCAACCGACTCAATAAGAACAGGCAAAATGTTTTTCTGCCAAGTCCAGAACGGAATAACCTGCTTCATTCTTCGTTCAGTTTGCGTCAAGTTCGCATAATCAAAGTGATACTTATTTACAAGCTGGAAAGCATCATCAAGGCTTCCCCCACCCATAGTTGTGTGGTGCGCTATAGCGCCACGCAACATAAACTCAGCATCTTGGTTCCATGCACGAACCTGAGCATACGGAGCAAAGTCAGCTTTGAACGGATTCAAAGTTCCTGACCTCAACGCACCCATAGGTCCTGACTTACCCCCACCAATAGCATCAAGCGCAGACCTAACTTCTTGCGACACCTGACCACTGCTAGCCATACCAGTCTGATACCAGCCCAAGAACGTTTCAAGCTCATCAACAGGAACAGCAGCTTGCGCTTGAGGGGCACCAAGTTTGCCTCGCAAACGGATAGGTTTTCCACCAGCTATAAGCTGTTCCAATCCGTAAGCAATATCGCCTCGCCGTCCACCATCAGCAGCAGCTTTAGCTGCAGCACGACGTATGCCAAGCACTCTGCCATGAACACCCATCGGGACATCAGCAATCTGGTTGTTAATCCACATGCCCCCCATCATGTTCCTCAAAATAAACCCAGGAGTAGATATCGCTCCAGCTTTCCACCAGTTCAAAAACGATGAATACTTCTTCATGAAGTCACTCATCGCTTTAACATCAGCGGTTCTAGCTGCAGCTTGAACCGCAGCAGAGAACAGTTCTACTGTTCCTTCCCCTGCGCCTCCCACCAAACTGTATCCACGCAACAAATTGTTTGTTCTATTGGATACATTTCGGGCGTTACCAAGACCCATCATGTTTACCATGTAGTCGTTTAACCGACCACCGTAAGCATCTGACAAGTTGTGAAGGTTACGAACTTTGCGAAGCTCATTAACCGCAGCCTGTTGAGAATCCGCTGCGCTTATTCGGATAGTTGTTCTATCCGAATCCATTAACCGCATCTT